GTGAGGGGCATTCCGGCCAAGGCGTGCTTGAGAAAGCGGGGCAGGACGAACCCGCCTGCCGCGTTCTGGCCCGGCCCGGCCACATTGAACGGGCGTATGATGACCACGTCCGCGTCGGCCATGCGGCGCTGGTTGAGCAACGCCGTCTCCGCGGCCAGTTTGCCGAGCGCATACTCAAGGCGCGCCGACGCCGCGGGCGGGACGATGCACGGCATGTCCTCCGCGCACAATCCGGCATTGCCCCCGCCGTACACCTCACTCGTGGAGACAAACACCAGACGCACGTTCCACTCGCACGCAATGTCTGCAACCGCCATCGTGTCGTCGAGGATGTCGCGGGCAATGCTGCCGCCATGATTCAACACGCCCACCGGTCCCACCGGCGAAGCCAGGTGGAAAATGCCGTCGATGCGGTCCATCTGCGTCAGACTCTCCATCGCCCACTTGGCAACGCTGCGGTGACGCCAAATGAAGTGGTCGGTGAACGTCTCCAGCCTGCGAAGGGTGTCCGGCATGAGTAGACTGGAGCGCAAATCATCGACGCACTCCACAGTGTGGCCGGCCTCCAACAGCGCCTTGCAGAGCGGAAAGCCGATGAAGCCTGCGCCGCCGGTGACGACAAAATACTTGCTCACGGTCGAATCTCCTCTGGATTTCGATTGAAGCCGGGGTAAGGATGATGACGCTGCGAGAAGGGGATGAATCCACCGAACGGGGCATGGTCGAACGGACGGGCGAACGTTTCGGCGCCGATTGCGCCGCCCCATTTGCGGCTGTAGTAGGCTTGGTTGGCTGCGAAACGTCGGTGATGCGTGTCCATATCCCCCGCGGTATAGAGTGTTTTGCTGCCCGCATGGACGATGTGCGTGCTGCCGACGCACACGGGCGACAGGCCCAGCAGGTCGGCGCGGCGGCACCAGTCCACGTCCTCGAAGTAAATCGGCCAGAGGTTTTCATCGAAACAGCCGACCTGCTGCAACGCAATCGGGTTGATGACGGCCAGCGCAAATCGTTGGTCTTTGAGCGTGTTTTCGCGCACGTCAAAGCCCATGCCGCTGACCATGAAGGCGTCGGGGTGCTGCGCGGCGGCCTGCGCCAGGCGATGCAAATCGCCCTTGGCGGCATATGCATCATCATTGGCAATGACCGAGAACTCTGCCCGTGCGCGGTCAGCGGCCAGAAGGCCCTCGTTCCAACTGCGCGCCAGGCCGCGGTTGACGCGGTAGGGATACACGCTGACATGGGAGTCCCGCGCCAGTTGGGTGCAGGCGGCGACGACGGGCGGGAAGTCGCTGTGCAAAAACACGTGCCAGCGCACGTCCCGCCCCGCGCAGGACTCGTACAGTTGGAGCAGGTCGTCGGCCAGCGCATAGGCCACTACGGTGACATGGATGGTCATCCGCGCTGCTCCATAATCTTGAATGGCTCAAACACCCGCGTGCAGTATTTGGCCGACGCCTGAAGCGCTGTCAGCACTGCCGCGGCCGGGTCGCCGTGCGCCGCAAGGAAAAGTGCGCCCAGCGCATACGGCGCGCCGGTGCCGATGGCGGTATACCCGTCGGCGAACGTTATCACCGCGAAATCGGCGTTGACGGTGAACACAAGGCCGCAGCACCCCACCAGAAGCGCGGTGTTCCCGACCAGCACCGTGTGCCCCTCGTCCTGTGCGGTAAGTCCTTCCTCGTCCGAAAGCCGTCGCAGCCAGGGGACAAAATCCGACACCAACGCCGCGTGTAGACGCTTGTGGGTGCTCGCGCCCTGAGCGAACAGGGGCGACTCATAGGGCGCGTAGCGCAACACATCCGCTACCCGCGGCGCACCAGCCACCCCAACCAACAGCGGCCCGAGCGAAAATAGTTTGGGGACGGCTATTTCCTCGCGCTCCCAACCGGAAAAAGCAGCGCTGTCCGCGCCCATGACCACGGTGTCCCCACGCCCAATACCCACAATCACCGTCATCCCACGTCCCCTTTTCGTCACTCCGTGATAATAGGCATTATCAGAAGTAATACCGATTACTTATCACAAGCCAACCAGGTCGGCTTCGCGGTCGCGCAGCATGGACAACAAGCGCCGTGCCCATCGGCCCAGCATGGCGGTGGTGAAGTGCATCGGGTCGAGGGGGGTCAGCGGCGGCGGCAGGTTGGATTCAAGGTCTGCGCGCAGCATCGCAATCACCTCGTCCTCGGTCATCGTGACGGCAGGCTGAATGCGGCAAAGGCATTGCGGGTGGCTGTCTACGACAGGTTGTGGCACGTAGCCATCTGCCGGATATGGGTCGGCCAGCCGCTCCCCATCCATGCCGACGGTGGCGATGCGGTCGCAGATGTCGAACTTGGGGTGCTGGGCTGACAGCGCCCAATCGAAGCCGCTCACGAAGGGGTTGCTGCGCCCGGCGGCGATGGAGGCCGAAGCATGGGCGCGGGCAATCTCGGTGCGCGCCAGGCGGATGGCGTCGGTGCTGACATAGGTGCCATACGGGCGATTGGTGCGCCCCGTGCGTCCGGGCAGCAAATGCTGCTCCAGTTCACGAGCGATGGCAAGCGAAGGACGCCCGGTTCGGATTCCGTCGGCGACCAGTTGGTCGATTTGGGTGCGGGAGCGCACGCTGAGTTGCCAGACGCGGTCGGATAGGCGATAGCCGCGTGGGTCCACCCAGGTATGGAACGGGTCGTACTGCGCCAGCGGGTTCAGGCGGATGGGGTTGGGAATGCGCGGCTCCTGCTCGACCACATACGCGCGACCAAGCCACGCTTTAATGTCCTCGGGCAAGCGATTTGCCATGTAGGCGCTGTGGACCTTGACGACTGCGTAGGTCACGCTCAGAAGCGCCGCTTGCAGCAGGAAGGGATAAAGCGCCTGCGGTTGCGTCCCGTCGTCGGACAGGGCCGTGCGGCCATCGTCGCCTACAAAAAAGCGTTGCACAATCTGTCCCACTTCAATCAGAATGCGCGTCTCGTTGCGTGGGTCAATCCTGCCGTCCGTGCCCGAGGCGGCGCGCACCAGCACGCCCGTGAGCCGTTCGGCCAGCGCGCGCGCATCCGAGGCGTATGCGGTTTTGACACGCGCCTGATGCTGGTAGAGCGTGCGCGCGGATGGAATAGGCCTCATGGCGTGGCCGTGATGCGAATGCGCGACGTGGCGCAGTAGAACGGCGCGAGGCATTTCACTTTGAGCAGGTAATCGCCCTCTTTGTCCAGATACACGAACAGGTCGTAAACTCCCGTACTGACTTCCTGCAAATCCGGCAACCCAAGAGTCTGCACCGTCGCGTCAGGATGGCTGACGCTGACGATGACGCTGGTTGGTGCGGCCAACACACCGTCTTGCCTGAACTCCAGCCGACAACGCGGCTGATTGCCGGTGGGAAACGCGAAGCGCAATTCAGTCATACGACCTCCACGCTTACCTCAATTCCATCCGCGACTTGCACGCTGGCCTCAACGCTGTCCGAAGCCCATTGCACAGCGACCGTATGAACGCCTTGCACAGAAACATAGGCCACGTCTGCATCCATCATCAGGACGGCGCTGGCGGTGAGCAGCACAGTGTCATCGACTCGCCCTGAGTTCGGCGCCGCAGTTTCCAGACCAACGAGTTCGCCTGCCTCGCCAGCCATCCACACCGTTGCAAAACCAGCATCGAGCGCTGCGCGACCGAACAACGCCCCGGCCAACCCGCTCGCATACACTTCCCCCGCGGTGGCCGCGAGTGTGGTGGCCGAGGACAACTGCCCCGCCACGCCAGAAACGACCATGGACGCCGTACTGCCATTGAGCCGCCCCGCGCCCGCCAACGGCCCAGCAAGGCCGCTGATTGCGATTGTGGCTGTGGTGGGCGCTAAACGCCCTGCCGCGCTGAAACTGCCCGCCACAGCGCCCGCCCAAACGCCCGCCGTCGCGCTGGCCAGCGTAGCCCCCGCGCTGAGCGTTCCGGCGCTGGCGCTGACGGCAATCGTGGCCGTGGCCCCGGCCAGCGTGCCCGCTGCGCTGAAACCCCCCGCAATCGCGCCGACGTGGATGACCGCCGTCGCGCCGCCGAGATTACCCGGCGCGCCGCCCGCGCTGAGGGCGATATCGCCCGCGCCCGGCCCGTTGTCCCTGAGAAGAATGTCCCCGGCGGCCACGGCTACACCGGCGTGATATTGTCGCTGCGGCCCAGCAGCGTGCCAGATTCATAGGCCACGGCGTAGAGCTGCACCGAATTGTTATAGACCGTGTACGACCACGCGCCGTTGCCGACGCGGCTGGTGCTGCCCCAGTATTCATGCGTGTCGGCGCGGAAGATGCGAATATCGACTGTGCCGCCCGAACTGCCGGCAATATCCCCGCCGATTGTCCACGACAGCGCGTGCCAGGTGATGAGCGCGTTGATGCTGTTGATGGTGTTGCCGCCGGTGTACAGGCGGAAATTACGCGCCGTCTCGATGTCCATCCGGTCGCCGTCCACGTCGTCGGGGCGGCGCTTGTAGTCGTCTCTGGCGCGGCAGTAGGTGCGCGACGCGCCGATTTCGTTGCCCGCCTTCAGGCTGTCCGAGTAGTGGTCGCGCCAGCCCGACCCCGGCCCTTCGCCCGCCTTCACCTGCCCCGACAGCACGAGCGAGTTGGACGCGAGCGCGTTAAGGACGATGAGTTCGAAGCCGATGCTCGTCACCCAGTACCCCACCGCCGGGATATAGGCGCGCCAGTTCGATACCGCGTCGAGCGTGCCCGCGCTGGTGGCCCGCTTCATGAACCAGTACGTCGTATGGTTGTGCGCGTCCGCGCCCTGCGCCGCCTTGCCGCTGGTGTAGTTGAGGTAAATCAGCCCGGAGATGTTCGAGCCGAGAATCGTCGAACTGGTGCGATAGGCGTCGATGACGATGCTGTTTTCGCCCCGCGCCAGCGACACGCCCGCGCCGCCCACCGCCCCGCTGTCGAAGCGCCGCGACAGGCAGTAGCCACCACAGGCAATCGAGCCGGACGTGTGCGTGAAGCCACGGTACGCCTGTGTGCCCACGCGCAGGTTGAGCGTGCCGACGCTGGCCGACTCGTTGAACGTCATCAGCACGCCCGACTGCGCCAGCGCAATCGGGCCCGGCTCGACGATGAACAGCTTGCGCTTGAACCGGCTGGCGTCCGCCGCCGCCGTGCCGCCGAGCGGCGACGGGATTTCAAACGGCAGTTGCAGGCTGTTCATGATAGCCGTGCTGCTCGTGTGGCTGTACTCGTACGTCACGACCATGACGACCGAAAACATCGTGAAGCGGCCGGCCACCGTCGACCGCGCCTTGAACGTGTGGCCGACGTTCGTCGCCATGTCGTTGCGCTGCCACACGTACTTCGTGAACCGTGCCGAGTTCAGCGCCGCCGTGTGCGTGCCCGACAGGTGTTCCGGCTCGCTGTCCAGTTGCAGGCCGAGCTGGAAATTCGTCGTCGCCGTCGTCGCTTCGTTGGCGTAGCACTCGAAGAAAATCGAGCGGTACACCTTCGAGGCTTCGGGCAGGAACGTGTCCAGCGCCGGAATCTGATTGGCCGCCGCTTCCGCCAGCGTCGCCGTCAGCGTCGTCAGATAGCCTTCCAGCGGGATGTGCACCGTCTTGATGCGCGTGTCCTGCGCCGCGTCGTCGTACTCGTACGTGATGACCAGCACCGCCGTGCCGTTGGTGACCTGCAGCGTCGTGCCCGTGCTGAGGTCGACGTACAGCCCGACGGTGATACCATGCGACGCGCCGGTGAAGTTGGCGGCGAAATAACTGGTGAAGTCGGCGGTCAACTGCACCGCCATGTTTTCGCCGGTGTTGGCGATGTCCGCCGTTTCCGTCACCACCGACGCGCCCACGGAGTCAATCTGGCACGACACGCGCCACTCCGTCACCGTACCGCCGGTGGCGGTGATATTGTCGTCCCACGACACGTCGAGATAGGCCGCGCGAATGGTGCGGCTGGCCGTTTCGGGCGCGTAGGCCGTGAACGCGGCCAGATAGTCGAACACGGCGTCGCTGATGACGCCGGTTTTGGTCTGCGCCGCGAATTTGACGGTCTTCGTCCTCAGCGCCATGACCGCCTCCGCTACGCGTTCTGGTTGGTGCTGTGCAGCGTCTGCTGGCCGATTTTCCAGATGTCGTTGGTCGCCTGTACCAGTGTCGGCCCGCTGCCCTCGTCGTTGTAGTAACAGGCAATCAGCTCATCGGCACTGGCGGCTCCACCCCGGCTGGCGTAGGCGACCGCATAGTACGCGCCCAAACTGCCGCCCGCCGCGTTCCACTGCGTCTCTGCCAGCAGTGTTTCTGTGCGGTGGTTCACCGCGTCTGTGTTGAAGGTGACGGCGGCAATCTGGCCGCCGGCTGTGTACCCCGCGCCGCTGACCTCCCCCGTCAGGTCACTGCGCCATTTGTGTGCCTGGCTGAACGCGTAGCCCGCGCCGAGCAGCATGTATTTCACCGTGGCCGTGCCCATGTTCAGCAGGCCGCGGTCGCGCCGGTCGATAAATCCGTCGTACACTTTGAGCACCGTGGCCATGTCTGTTCCTCGTAAACCTGTGGGCACTGCCAGTCAGGATAGTGCTTTCTGGCATTATACACGGAACATAAGCAGCACCGGAGTCATGAAACAGCCCACATGTCGCGCCGGTCGAGGAAGCGGCGTGGTTCTTCGACTTTGCGACGGTGGGAACGCTGGTGCGGGTGGAGTGAAGCATAACGCACAACGCCCCCGGCAATCACCGGGGGCGTTGTGCTGGAGCGGGCCAGCGCCAGAACGCGCTACAGGGGCGTGTGGCGCTACGCGGTGTCTGGAGTGGCGGCGCGGTCCGCTTGCTGGGCGCGCGCATCTGCCTGGGCAATAAGCCGGTCCTGCTGGTCCTCAAGCGCGGCCTGGCGCGCCTCGCGCTCCTGCTCGGCGCGGTCGAGGATGTCGGGGATGTTATCGAGCGGGATGGGCGCCTCAGTCAGCGCTGTCTCGCGGTCAATCAGGCCCTCGCCGTACAGCCATTGCAGCGTCGAGAGTTTGAGCGTGCCGTCCTCGTTGGTCAGGCTGTCCCACTTGATTTCGACGACCTCTGACGTTTTGATGGTCGCGTCACTCAGGGACAGCCACGCCAGCACGAGGGCGTTGAGGTTCTGCATCCACTTCTCGGCGGCGGCGCGCTTTTTCTGCACGAACTTGACCAGTGGCTCAACCTGCGTTTGTGCGCTGGCGCGGCTGGACGCGATGGCATTGCCCAGCACCCACTCCGGCAACTCCGAGTGCTGGATGTACAGGTAAAACAGCAGCCCGAGCAGCGTGGACGTGTCGCCGGTGAACGGGGACGGGGACACCCAATCGAAGCGCGCAGTCCCGCCGAGCGTCATCAGCTTATCGGCGTCGAACGTAAGGGTTTGCTGCGTCTGCGTTGTCCCGTCGGCCAACGTTTCGGTCTTGGTGGTCGAATACTGCTTCCAGAACGCATCGACTTCCTGCGGACTGCCCAGGTTGGAAATCACCGGCGTGGGCCTGCCCTGCCGTTTGTTGCCGCCCATCGCGGCGTCAATCAGCTCGTTGTAGCGTTGAAGCAGCGGGGTGAGGGCTTCGCTTTCACTGTGCCCGAACATCTCGTCCGGTCCGCGGTTGTTGTCCAGATGCACGATGGGCACGCGCCCGACCAGCACCGGAAACACCTCGTCGCGGATGGCGTTCTGTACGACGCTGCCCTGCGTTGTGCGGCCTGGCACACTGATGAGCCGCTGGCGCTGGCGGTCGGTGTACACATCCACAATCGTCATCTGGCGTGTGCCGTCGGTGGGGTGCGGATACACCTCCTCGATGCGCCAGCCGGTGACGACGCTGTAGTCCCGGTCATCCACCAGCGGGCGAATGACATGCGGCGGGATGGCCGTGACGGTCAGGTCGGCGTTGACGACCAGGTAATTGTCCCCGAGCGCCAGCGCGTCCTCATAGGCGTACATGACGGCGCTGTGGTTGCGCGCCCACCAATCATTGAGCGCGTTGGAGGTCGCTTCATCCTCGCCTACCTTGAAGGTCGGACGCTCGCCGATGACCCATGAGGCGATTTTCGAGTACAACGGTTTCGCCAACAGACCCGAAATTTCGTAGCCCTTGGCGCGGCCACTGCGAAGGCGGTCGTAAAACCGGTAATCGGTCGTGCCGGCGTCGTGAGTTGCACCGAGCGAGGACGGGGTCGCGCTGGTCAGGCGCAGGGTGCGAATCGGGCGCTGCACCCCGAGAATTTCGCGGAGTGTGTCCCATCGTGAACGGAGGCCGCGTTCGCTGCTCATAAGCATCCAGTCTAGCACGAATGTTCGAGGCGGACAATCAGGCGCATCACCAATTCACTTCCATCTGGCGCATAATGCCTTGCGGCACTGCGGCCTGCGTCACCCCTCGCCACGCGAATGCTAAAGCCATGACCGTATCATCATGCATTCCGGGGGGAGCGGAGTACGCATATCCCCCGCCCGGCAGACGGGAAAGCGTAAAAGAGGAGAGTTCGTTCTTCTGGACGTTGTGGTCGAGCAGCGTGAGCCACTGGTTCTCTATCGCCACTGCCAGCGCGTCGATAATATTCATCTTGGACTGCTGTGAGGTAGTGAACGGCGTTACCGGCAGGCCGTCGCTAATCAGGCTCTCAATCATGTAGTCGCTGGCGTTTCGCTCCGCAATGATGACCTCGGGCATGAACTCTCGGTACAGGGCCCCCACCCTGGCACGCTGCTGCTCCCAACTGATATGGCGGAAACGTTCCAGCGCAACCTGGCGGCGGGTCGCGGCATCCAACACGCAGACTACGGTGAAGTCCACGTCGCGCCC